TGTTCTATTTGTGCAATTTTAGTTCTATCTTTAGAATAAATTATTTGTATAGCACATTGACCCATAAGTTTAAGGTCATAACATAATTTTCTTACAATATCTTTTTTAAATAATGTAATCATTCCTGCATACTGCTCAGGTTTTTTATCTGAATCAGTAGCACCTAAACCCTTACCATAAATTTGTTGACTAATACCATTAATACAAGCATTATTAGTTGGGCTTCCATTGTATCTGTCTATTAAAAATTGAAAGTAATTATTATCAGCACCATATGCAATCCAATCTTGATTTGGTACTTCTTCAACTATTGGGCTTGTATAAGTACTTAAATTAACAAAACTAATTTCTGACTTAGAATTTTTAACAAATTGTCCTAAGTTATTTCTTTTTCTATTTTTCATATTACAATGTAATCATTATTATAAGAATTATCTGTGATATATTGACCTTGATTTAAGTTATAATATAAATTATCCATTTGGTCTATTTCTTGGTCAGTACAAAAAATTCTATCTTTAAATATAGTATCAATATTAGTTGTATCTATATTCCAAAATTCATTATATAATTCCCAAAGAAAATAATTAGTATTCCAAAAGTTTGGGTCACTAAATAATTTTAAATCGTAAAAATGACCTTCAACTAATACAGGGCTAAATACCTGATTAAATGTTAAATAATTACCAGATGTTGTAGCATTAGTAATTTCATAGGTTTGTGTTACATTAGTACTGTCATCTCTTACAGATAATGTAAACTGTGTACCATATGTTCTAGGTATTACTTTTAAATTTTGAGCAAGTGCTGATGTGGTTAATACAATCATTTTATATATAACGTAATAAATAACTTATTTTGTAGAATATTAAAGCAAAAAAAAAGCACCCCTAAGGATGCTTTTAATTTTACATAATTATTAATTATGGAGTTGGATTTATTTTAGTAGCGTCAGCAACAATTAAATTAGCAGCTAAAAAGTAGGGAGCAGTTTCTTCTAAACCTTCCATTGTTAATGTGAAGCCTGATAAATCTCCTGCAGCAGCACCAGTTACGGTAGTTCCTCCAGTACATTCCATACCATTTTCAAATCCACATAAAAATTGGTTACCATAGTAATCTTCAACGACTACATAAGGTCTACCAACTGCAATAATTTGCAATTCGTTTTGTGTTTTTGCATCTAAATATGTTAATGTTAAATTTAATGTTTGAGTATAAAAAGTTGTACCATTTTCTCTCGAACTCGTTACAGTAGTTTCAAGTGATGAATTTCCTTTAACATCATACTCATACCAATCAGGTTGAGTACCTGTTATTGTAGTAACTTCACCATCTGCACCTAAAGTAATTCCAGTAAGACCTCCAAAGTCACCGAAGTAAACTTTTTTAATCCCACCAAATGCCGATTTGCAAGGTAAACTTCTTCCAGTTGTTAATGCACAAGCCATAGTTTATTTTTTTTTATAAAAAAAGGGTAAGTAGGCACATACCCACCTACCCTATTTTTGGTTAATTTAATTTATTAAGAATAAAGAACAATATCAGACCCTATTCCATACTGAACACCTGCAGTAAATCTCATTATTACTCTTACGTTCTTACTTCCATCTAAGTCAGCCATATCAATTAGCTTAACTAGGTTGTAATCAGACATTAAGCCTGTTCCAAAGTAAAGGTTAGATTTTTCAGCAGCAACAGCAGTATTATTTGGCAAACCATTAGCAACAAAGATTTTAACACCATCGATAGAAAGGTTTTCGTTTCCACCGAACCATAAAGTTCCTCTATTGTCAATTCCATTTGCACCTACAGAACCTACATTTTCAGTTCCTGCAACGTTTGTTAAAGCAGCATACCCACCTAAAGCTCTCACATATGCTTTAGCAATATTTTGAGATACATAGATGTATAAGTCATCTTTACCATATAAGCTACTTGGAATTGAATCTACAATTTTACCAAGTTCTGCAATAACGTTTCCTGAATTAACACCACCACCTACAGCAGCAACATCAATTACACTTGCATCAGCAGTCATTAATGGAACTAATCCATCAAATTCTCCTACGTTAGCATTAGCACCATTCCAAATATTTTGTTCTGTTTTTTGTGCTACCTCTTTTGCAACGTGTCCAATTAAGAAACTTGCAAAGTCAGGAGGTAAATTATCAAAAGCAGAATATCCCATAGATACTGCACCCCAGTCTGATTCAAAAGGTGTTTTACATAATTCAAGGTTTACTTGGAATTGTTCAGGCTGTATAATTCTTTCAGTAAGTGTTACAGTTCCTGCATTTGTAAAGTCACAAGATTCATTAACAATTAAACCAGAAGTAGCAACCTTTTTGATTACTTCTTTATACTTAATGTTTGGTTTAATTTCAATAGCACCTTGACTTAATGTGTTACCGCTTAACAAAGCAGCAGCAATGTACTTACCTGCAAATTCTCCAGCATAAGTAGTCGTGATAGTTGGTTGTGGCATAATTATTTATTTTTATTTATTTATTTATTTATTTGTTGAAAAATTAAATCTATTGTAGATGGTTTTCTTTTTGGGCTAATTTTAAAATGTTCTTTTTTAGCATTACCTTCTGGATTGTGCTTTATTGGTTGTGCAGAAGGTTGAGATAATTCTTCTTTTAATTGCTCATTAACTTCAAATTCTTCTTTTATAGTTCTAGATTTAGGTTGTCTTGCAACTTCTTCTTCCATTTTAACTTCTTCTTCTTCCATATTTTTTTCTCCTACCTTAGATTTTAAGTCAGCAATGGCATCTTCAAGATTTTTAATTCTTTTTTCCATTCCTGCCCAGTCATCTACTGCAGCTTCTTCTCCATCATCTCTCATTTCTTCATCATCATATTTTAAATCTTCAGTTTCATCTTTAGATTCTTCTTCCTTTTGTGGAACTTCATCAGATACTTCTCTAAGGTCATCTATAATTCCTTCTTCTTTTACGACTACAAGTCTGCCATCTTCAAGTAGGTATTCTCCTACTGGCATAGCAACTTTTTCATCATCTGTTAAGATAAAAATTTCTTTTCCTTTTTCAAATGACTCTGCTTCTACACGAGTGCCATTTTCAAGTTTTTGTTCTTCAAGTTTCACATCTAAATTTAGAAGTGTCTTGATTTGGTTAAGCATTTCAGTTGATTTCATAATTATATATATAACGTGATTAATTTATTTTTTTGCATTTTCAAATTGTTCTTGATATAACTCCTATCCCTTGTGCCCATAAACTACCATCGCAACATTTTCTTGAATAGGTGTTTTTATCTTTACAAAAACAGGCACGCCTTGACCCTTTTGGACTTGAAAGACCTGGAAAAAAGTTTATTAATTTTTTATTCATTATTTTTGTGGTATGCAATTAGGTACTTCCTTACCATCTTTTATTTTAGTTCCATATTGTTCATAGCCATCCCAACAAGGTTTTTTTAATTCCTCGTTATCTCCAATTAATATTTGTTTTATTTGATTTAATATTTCTTCTGATGATTTTTCTAAAGATAATCCAACAGAATCTTTAGGCCTTTCCATTTTATCTGCAAAATAACCCTCAATACTAAACCCTTTTACCTTACCTGTTTTAACATATTCATTCCAAATTTCATCATTATTAACTTTTACTGCACCCATCCAAGTTCCTAATGGTACATCCATACCATATTTTCTAGACTTATCGTGTACCTTATCTTCAACTAACCAAGATTCAACTAAACTTAAACCACTTAATTCGTGTTGGTGTTCTAGTGTTGAATTATTTTGATTACCTTTTGTTAAATACATTTGAGATGCTTTAGATACAGTATCTTTTGAAAAGTATATGTAATATTCATCTCCTTCGTTATTGCGATATATTGGCTTATTAGGTATTAATAAAGGACCCATTAATATCTTTTTTTCTTTAGATATTTCTTTTAATTTAATCTCATTACTTTTTAATGCTATAAAATCTTCTTCGATTGCAGGGCTTTCTACTATTGAGATTGCATCAATACCACTCATTTCTTGATTTTCGTCAAGTATTAATTCGACTATTTTCATATTTTATATAACGTATTTAATTAATAATTTTGCATTTATATAGTAGCACCTTCTACAATATTTCTTTCAAGCCCTTGTGCTGTGGTTACATCATTACTTACAACATAAGCCCTAACAGGTTCTTGGGATTGATTTCCTATAACTTCAGCTAATTGATTTGTTGCCCCTTGACCTACTACATTAAAGGCAGGTGGAGTTGGTGGAGCTGCAGGTTGTGGTACTGAACCACTACCTATTGTTGGTGCTCCTTTTCCACCTAAAGTTGGCACAGGTGTAGATGTAATTTTTTTAACTTGACCAATACCTGAAACTATTGCTGCTGCTGCTGCTGCTGCACCTAATACAGGTCCTATAATTGGAATACCTGCTAATGATTTATATGAATCTTGTGCTGATTGATATGTACTTATAGTTGCTGCTGCAATTGCTGCTGCTTTACCTGCTGCTGTTTGTTCACCTAAAACTGCTGCCATATTATTAAAGCCATCTGCAATAATTTTACCTTTTTCTTTTTGTGTAAGTTCTTCCCATTGTATTTCATTTTTAGCAACTTTTTCATTAAACCCTGCAAGTGCATTTGCTTTAGCTTGTTCAAGGGCAACAGTTGATAAATTTTGAGCTTTTGCAAGTTCTATAAGTTTGTTATAATGTTCTGTAACTTTAATTATTTCTAATGCTCTACGTTCATCTTCTGTAACTGCTTCTGCATCTCTTATTTGTGATTTTAAATCAGCTAATGCTTTTGCATCATCAATTATTTTTTGGTCATCTATTTTCTTTTGTTCTGCTTTTTTATCAGCTTCTTCTTTTTCTATTGCTGCTGCTTCATCATTAATTCTTTTTAAATCTGCTTCTTGTTCACGCCTTGCTGTAGTTATTTCAGCAGTTAATGCTTTTTGTTTAGTTAATCTTGCAGTTTGTAAATTAATTAATTCAGCTTCTAATCTAGCTTCTTCATCTAAATCTTCTTTTTTACTTTCGCTTAAAGCATTTTCTTCCTTTTTT